ATTGGATTTAACACTATCAATCAGTATAAAAAATTTACTGTGGTTGATTTTGACCTGATAAAAATTGATCTCTTAAATGCATTCAATATTAGGCAAGGGCAACTAGTAGGGCGCCCGGGATATGGAACCACGCTCTGGAATAACTTGTTTGAAAATCAGACTCAAGAAACTTTGGCCAGTGTCTACAATGAAATACAACGAGTAGTAGCAGGCGATCCCAGAGTGTATGTGGACTCACTGCAGGTATTTCCGCAACAAAATGGATTATTGATTCAACTATCACTTAAAACTGTGGCAGGGCAAGATGCCAAATTATTAAGTATTTTTTTCGATCAAGGCCAGGGTGTTGCTTCATTTGTTTAACTACCTAGTTTATTTTACCCATAAATAATAAAAATAGGAAGAGACATGGCAACAACTACGAGACAGACGGCAATATTCGGTGTAGAAGATTGGAAACGAATCTACCAAACTTACCGAGAAGCTGACTTCCAAAGTTACGATTTTGAAACATTACGCAAGAGTTTTGTAGACTATCTACGTTTGTACTATCCAGAAACCTTTAATGATTACATTGAGTCATCAGAATTTATTGCTCTGCTGGACGTCATGGCTTTTATGGGCCAGAGTTTGGCATTTCGATCGGATCTAAACACACGTGAAAATTATCTAGACACTGCGGAACGCAGGGATTCAGTGATCAAATTGGCTAATTTGGTCAGCTATGCCCCTTTGCGTAATACTGAAGCGTCAGGCTACCTCAAAGTGTTCAGTGTTAAGACCACTGAAAATGTAACAGACTACAACGGTGTTAATCTTGCCAATCTTACTATAAATTGGGCAGATCCTAGCAATCTAAATTGGCAAGAACAATTTACTAGTATAATCAATGCAGCATTGGTCAATACCCAACGTTTTGGCAAGCCTGGCAATGATCAAGTAATCTTAGGAGTTGACACACAAGAATACACCATAAATTTGGTCCCAGGATATCTTCCTATCATTCCATATACAGCAACCATTGACGGTGTCAATATGCCATTTGAAGCAGTGAATTCTACTAGTTCTGGAAAATCCTACATCTATGAACCACCGCCACTGCCCAATGGACAATTCAATGTTTTGTTCAGAAATGATCAGTTGGGATACAGCAGTGCCAATACTGGTTTTTTCTTTTATTTCAAACAAGGTGTACTGCAAAATCAGGATTTTAATCTGCCAGAGCGCATTGCCAATCGTCAAGTCAATATTAATATTGAAGGAATCAACAACACGGATGTATGGTTATATCAACTGGATAATTTAGGTAATATAGTCAGTTATTGGCAAATTGTACAAAGTGTCTATGCCGCAGCCATTGAACAATTGGCACCTGGCACTAGAGACATTTATAGTATAACCAGTGCTACCAACGATCAGATTATATTGAATTTCGGCGATGGAGTTTTCAGTAGCATACCAGTGGGAACATTCAGAACCTATGTACGTGCCAGCAATGGGTTGACCTATATAATAAATCCAGAAGAAATGCAAAGTGTCAGCGTACCTATCAGTTATGTGAGTCGTACCAATCAAATCGAAACCATAACATTTACCTGTGGTATTACTACTCCAGTGACCAATGCCCAGGCTAGAGAAACTCTACAACAAATCAAACAACGAGCTCCGGCACAATACTACACCCAAAATCGCATGGTCAATGGTGAAGATTACAACAATTTTCCCTTTACACAGTACAACAGTATTTTAAAAAGCAAAGCACTAAATCGGGCATCGATAGGCACCAGCAGATATCTGGATTTGGTTGACGGTACTGGAAAGTACAGCAGTACTAATATTTTTGCCAGCGACGGTGCCTTGTACGAATCTAACAACTTGCCAGCATTTCAATTCAGTTGGTTGACAATTCCAGACATATCTGATGTAGTATACAATCAGATCAATCCTCTGTTGACAAAAGCAGGACTGCAACAATTTTACTATGCTAATTTTACCAGGCCTGATTTGTCAGTGCTCAACTACACTTGGCATCAAAGCACAGTTATTACCAATGAAACCACAGGCTATTTTCAAAATTCTTCTGGTGTGCCTGTGCCTATTGGAAATTATGCCAGTAACAATGCCAAGTACATCACTGAAAGTAGTTTGGTCAAATTTATTCCGCCCACTGGCTATTATTTCAACGCAGACAACCACCTTGTGGTTGGTCAACCAAGTGCTGCCGGAGACAAATTAAGTATTTGGGCCAGTCCCACTGCAGTTTATCTAGCAGGAACTGGCAATGGCTATGGTAATTTGCCATCTGGAGTTGGTCCAGTGGTATTAAACACATTTGTGCCCACTGGTGCTATTCCGGTACAAGTTATACCGGTGTTTGTCACCGATATACCAGTGAGTCTGCAACAGAGTATTGTAAATCAAATTTATCTCAATCAAAATTTTGGTATTGGCTATAACAATATTACTGCAACGTGGTACATTATTTCCGCCAACAATCTTGCCGTCAATGCACCTTTTAGTTTGACCAACCAACAAAGCACCGCTGGTACCAACAGTGACGCTTCGTGGTTGATACAGTGCACTACTACTGCTCCTGGATTGGCCAACTACACAGTTGTGTCTAGAAGTTTGAACTACTATTTTGGCAGTGTCATTGACACAAGATTTTTCTTCTATACCAATCAGCCAATCTATGATTCACGCACTGGCACTGTGGTAAGAGATTATATTAATGTGCTCAAAATTAACAGCCAGCCTGATACCAACTATCCACTGTCTGGTGATAATGTGTTGACCATCATTGATCAACCTGTGCTCAGCGACGGGCTAGTAGACGATTTTCAGGTCTTGGTCAGTTTTGCTACCACATCTGGAGATCTAATACCTATCAATCCTGATTTTTTCAATGACATAGTTGCTCCTAATGTGAATCCCAACACAAAATTGGTATTTTTACAACAAACAGTAGATTTTGATAACTTGCAAAGATACCTACTGGTAGCTGCAGGTACAGTCAACAGTGAGTATGCTACATTGGGTGCCATTGAACTAGCAATTGTTCAATACACAGTTGGCCAGGTATTTTATGCATATCAAGATCAAGTATTTTATGAATATGTGCTGAATTCAACTGGAACTCCAACTTTGATTGTCAACAACACGTATATTGCCTACACTGGTCGACAAAACTTGTATTTTCAATATAGACACAACAGCCCTTTGACCAGTAGAATTGATCCAGGATCAACAAATATCATTGATGTGTACATTGTGACCAATGCTTACTATACTGCCTATACCAATTGGCTGTATGACAGCACGGGCACTGTGGCACTGCCATCTGCACCTACCATAAACGATTTAACTACTGCTTATGTTGGCTTGCAAGATTATAAAATGATATCTGACAACATGATATTGAATTCAGTGCAATTTCAGCCACTGTTTGGAAGCAAAGCAGATCCTGCGCTGAGAGCAGTGGTCAAAGTCATACAATCAACTCAAAGCACTGCAAGTGTCAATGAAATAAAAAATTTAGTTGTGGCCAATATGAATGCGTATTTTGACATTGCCAATTGGGACTTTGGACAGACTTTTTATTTTTCTGAATTATCTGCTTATATTCATCAACAGATAGGTGATGTAGTTAGTTCTGTTGTGTTGGTTCCACTGAACCCACAAAAAAGTTTTGGGGATCTTTACGAAATAAGATGCGCTCCAAATCAAATCTTTGTCAATGGTGCCACTGTCAATGATGTTCAGGTAATCACTGCGTTGACAAGTACAAATTTACAAACTGCTCCTGGCAGTGGAGTGATTTAATGGCTACAGTTCGCACGGTAGATTTTCTGCCAGATATATTCCAGACTCCGGTCAACAAACAATTTTTGTCAGCCACACTGGATCAACTTACACAAGAACCTAAATTTAAAAAATCTCAAGGGTTCATTGGTCAACGAATTGGCCCAGGAGTAAATGCCAATGATCACTATGTGATTGAGCCTACAAAAAGTCGCAATGACTACCAACTGGAACCGGGTGTGGTGCAGATTGACCCAATGGATTCTGCTAAAATTGTAGATGCAATCACTTACCCTGGTATCACTGACGCTTTGACAGTGCAAGGCGGAATCACCGCCAATACCGATTATCTTTATACCAGTGACTACTATACCTGGGATCCTTTTGTGGATTTTGACAAATTTGTAAATTATGCTCAGTACTATTGGTTGCCAGGAGGTCCGCCGGCCGTTGATGTTTCCGCCACCGGTGTTCCTACCACTGATAATTTCACAGTAACACGTGCCAATGGTGTGTATACTTTTTCTAATTATACAGGAAATAATCCCACACTGGCACTGGTCAAAGGCGGTAGCTATACATTCAATGTAGCACAAAATACCACGGAAACAGTGACCTACCGAGTGACCAATCAAGGAACCAGCGCATATGTGATCAATCAAAACAATAATCCTACGTTGACTCTGGTTCGTGGCAATACATATTATTTCAATTTATCACTGACTGATGCCCTGCCTTTTTATATCAAGACCATTGCTAGCCTTGGAATAGTAAATGTCTACAGTGAAGGAGTCATAAACAACGGTGCCAGTGCTGGCCAAATCATATTTACTGTGCCACAAGATGCGCCTGACACCTTGTATTATTGCAATCCGGTGGAATTTAATTTACGTGGTCAGTTCAACGTAGTCAATGCCACTGCTGGCACCGGTAATGCTTTTTGGATACAAACTGATCCAGGCATCAATGGCGTTATTCCTTCAACTCCTAACATCAGTAGTAGAACTATATTGGGTGTGACCAACAACGGCATAGATCTTGGCACAGTGACCTTTGATGTTCCATTGACCAATGCACAAAGTTTTTATTATGGATTAAATGTATTGCCATTGAACAATGGCACCGTGGATTTATTGACCACATTAGAATTTTCCCAGATCAACAATCAATTTCTAAGTGATTTTATCGAAGCCAATCCCAATGGCATTGACGGTATTACCAATCTCAATGGTCGCACTGTGATTTTTAACACAACTACTCCAGACGGTTGGTACATAACATCGCCGTTCGATCCTTTGCCTAACAATATCGCGCAAAATGGATTGCCTGGCAGTTTTGACAGTGTGCCATTTGATAACACTGAGTACATAACCAATACTGCTCAACAACGCAGTGTGTGGAGAATACAGTACCAAACAGATTCTGGCGGCCGTGTGTATTTGTCTTTAACCAGTGTATCGCCTGTAAACGATCTCACAAAGTTTACAATTTTATTTGGCACCACATGGGCCAGCACACAATGGTACAAGAATGGCAGCGGATATTTCGAACAGATTCCATTGTTGACTGCGGCTCGCAGTTCACTGTGGTATCAAGACGGTACAGATCCTAATATTTTTGGGCAAATAAGACTGATTGAACAAACTTCTGTGTCAACTTTAGACATCAGCACCATAATTGGCAAAACCAATTATACCAGCCCCAATGGTGTGACATTTACCAATGGTATGAAAATCACTTTCCGAGGCACCACTGCTCCTGCCAGCTACGAAAATAATTCCTATTACATTGAAGGAGTTGGATCAGCTATTCAGTTGTTGCCAGTGGTAAATTTTGTCACGCCTGAAAAATATGTAGCACAAGAACACATTACAAATAGCAGTGATTATCCAGTCACTGAGCCCATAGTTCCAGATTATCTCACCATTAATCGAGCCAGTGGAGATTTAAATCCCTGGACTCGTAGTAATCGTTGGTTCCATGTTGATGTAATCAATGCATCAGCCATGTATAACAATACAGTGCCGGTACTTGACAACAATTTCCGTGCCCGACGACCAATTTTGGAATTTAGAGCAGGCACCAAATTATTTAATTTTGGCACTGAAGGCAAATCGCCGGTTAGTATAATTGATTTTACACAAACAGATGCACTAAGAACAGTCAGCGGTACTATAGGATTTGGTACTGATGGATATCAGTTGTCCAATGGAGACACAGTTATCTTTGCCGCCGATGCAGATCCAGTGGTAAGACGAACTGTATACCAAGTAAATTTTATTGTACCCGACACAGTGCCTCCGCTGATTCCAGAACCACTGATAAGCTTGACACCAACTGCTGATAGTCCTGCACTGACCGATCAAACTGTGGTTTGCCTGAATGGCAACACCTTGCAAGGACAAAGTTTTAGATTCAATGGATCAAATTGGATCACTGAACAACAAAAAAACAATGTGAATCAACCTCCACAGTTTGATGTCTATGATGCCAATGGAACTAGCTTTGGCGACGAAATAACCTATCCTAGCACTAACTTTAGAGGTAGTTCGTTGTTTAGCTATGCAGTAGGTTCAGGTCCGCTGGATCTATATTTGGGATTTCCTTTAACTTATCTGAGTTTGACCAATCTTGGCGACATTGTTTTTGACAACAATCTCTATGCTGATTCATTTAATTATACCATAAACAATGCAGGACAAACTGTGCCCTTGAGCTCTGGCTTTGTGTATCAGTACAGCAGCAGACTAGCATATCAGAGAGAAATTGGATGGCAACCTGCGGTTGACAAAAGTCTTATAAGACAACAGTTTCAATTTGTATACAATGGATCGCCTGTGCAACTGGATATTGCAGTGAATACAAATTCTTCGGTGCCGGCGGTTCAAGTATTTGTAAATGCTACTTTTCAAGAAAGCTACAACTATCGGGTCAGCATAGGAGCTAACACCACAACAATTACGTGGTTGACTACTTATGTGCCAGGAGATTTGATTGAGATTCAAGTACTCAGTGATCAAGTCAGTTCAGTTGGATTTTTCCAGGTTCCTATTAACTTAGAAAATAATCCTCTCAACGGCAATAGCAAACAGTTCACCTTGGGCACTATTCGTAATCACTATAGTACCATAGCACAAAATTTGATTCCTTTGCAGGGCCCTGTTATTGGTGCCAACAACACTAGAGATCTTGGTAATATAGTACCTTATGGATTACAAATACTACAACAAAGTTCTCCATTGACTCTGACTGGTTATTTTTTGCGAGATCCCAATTACAATATATTTGCCAGTTTAGATTTCAACAGTAGAGAATATATAAAATTTAAGTCTCTTTTGTTGAGCACTGTAATCAGCACAGACTATGGCACAATGACTGTTCCAGAAATACTGGATTCAGCAATTGCACAAATTACCGCGGGCAAAACCAGTTTGAGTTCATTCTACTGGTCAGACATGTTGCCCACTGGCACCACATTTACTTCAAATAGCACCACAGTCACTGCCATTACCACTGCAGTATTCAACACAGTGCAAACTTATAGTTTTTTAGAATCTAATTATTCAGGTTTATTGGTCTATGTGAATAACACATTATTGGTACGCAACTATGACTATGTGGTATCAGACAATAGTCCTGTGTTGACTATTTTGGCACCACTCAACATTGGTGATACAGTTACCATAAACGAATATTCTAGTACCATTGGAAATTTTGTGCCCAATACACCTACCAAGCTAGGGTTATATCCAAAATTCAAACCTGAGATTTTTTACGATCCAAATTATCTAAATCCCACACCTGTGCTACAAGGACACGATGGCAGTGTAACAGTGGTATTTGGAGACATCAGGGATGAAATTTTACTGGAATTTGAAAAAAGAATCTATAACAATCTCAAGAACGACGACAATCCAGTGCCACTGATAGCTGAAGATGTAATTCCGGGATTTTTCAGAACCACTGATTATAGTCAGGCCCAAATCACTCAGATACTTGGCGAAAGTTTTTTGACCTGGGTTGGACAAAACAAGATTGACTATAAAACACAAAATTACATTGCATCAAACCTATTTACCTACAATTATAGTGTAGCCGGAAATCGTATCAATGAACAACCTTTGTTGGGAGCTTGGCGAGGTATCTATCGTTATTTTTATGACACCGTAAACCCTAATTTGACTCCTTGGGAAATGTTGGGATTCAGTGAACAACCAAGTTGGTGGACCGCTAGATATGGACCAGTGCCATATACATCTGACAACTTGGTACTTTGGGGAGATCTTGAAGCAGGATATATTGCTGATCCAGTGGCGCCATATATAAATCCTAAATATGCTCGTCCAGGGTTGACTAGTGTGATTCCTGTAGATTCTCAGGGAACTTTACTGCCACCACTGCAAAGCCTAGTAGGACTTTACAATCCCAATGCCTGGCGAAAAAGTTGGGTAGTAGGTGACGGTGGGCCTGCTGAAGCATCATGGTGGTCGAGTTCTAGCTATCCTTTTGCAGTTATGCGATTGCTAGCACTGACTCGTCCAGCTGAATTTTTTAGTTTATTTGTAGATAGAGATCTTTATAGATACAGTGCAGAATTTGAACAGTATCTCTACAACGGTCGCTATAGAATAAATGCCAATGAAGTACAGGTGTACGGCAATGGTGTTAGCAAAGCAAGTTATATAAACTGGATCATTGATTACAATCAACAACTTGGCATCAATTCTTCGTCAGCTTTGACCACTGATTTGGCCAATCTTGATGTGAGATTGTGTTACAGAATGGCAGCATTCACAGATAAAAAGTACGCCAACATATACTTGGAAAAATCCAGTCCAGAAAGCCAAAATGCCAGCTTGTTGTTGCCTCCTGAAAGTTGGAATCTATTGTTGTATGCCAATCAGCCATTCAATGAAATTGTCTACAGCTCATTGATCATTGAACAACTAGAGTCTGGATTCAGCGTGTATGGTTACAGCAATGTACAACCTTATTTTCCAATACTGGCCAGTTCGTCTAATGGAGTGACTCAAGTAATAAGTGCTGGTAATGCCACAGTAACAGTACCAGCACAATACACAGACAACATAGTGAATATTCCATACGGGTATAATTTTACCAATGCCACTATTGTAGTAGACTTTATTCTTAGTTATGGAATATATTTGACCAGTCAAGGACTAGTATTCAATGGTGTACAAAATGGCTATACACTAAATTGGCAGCAGATGGCTCAGGAATTTTTGTACTGGAGTCAACAAGGCTGGGCGCCCGGCACAATTATAAATTTGAATCCGGGTGCCAGTAAAATAACTGTGTATAAACCTGGTGCAGTGGTAGCAGCAGTAACAAGTTTGACACCAGAGAATCAGCTAACTGATCAAAATAAACAAAGTATCAAAGCCAATAATTTGATTATTGTACGCGATGGCGATACATTTACTATATCAAGTTCAACAAGTCAAACTATTTCGTATTTGGATTTGAAATTTACCACCTACGAAAATATGGCAGTGTTGAACAATGTGAGTATTTTCAATGATTTAATCTACGACCCTATAACCGCAGAACGACAAAATCGTGTGGCGTGGAAAGCCAATATCAGCAGTGATTGGGATGGCACACTGAATGCACAGGGATTTGTACTAAATCAAAACAATGTGATTCAATGGCAACCCAATGTGAAATACACCAAAGGCGAAATTGTACTGTACAAAAACAATTATTGGAGTGCATTGACCATAGTTCAACCAGCTGACACATTTGACTATGCCAACTGGGTTAAGAGCAATTATGCCATGATTGACCAAGGGCTTTTACCTAATATTCCAAACAAAGCTGACCAACAGGCCAACAGTTACAATATCTATGATGCCAACTTGGCCAGCGATAATGATTTACTTGCATACGGCCTTATAGGATACCGTCCACGTCAATATATGGTTGATTTAAATCTGGATGATGTAAGCCAGATTCAAATCTATCAAAATTTTATTGCCACCAAGGGTACTAGATTAAGTGCTGAATTATTTACGCAGGCCAATTTAGGAAGAGAAACTGGGCAGTACAATATTTACGAAAACTGGGGCGTGTTGGTTGGAACATATGGTGCCAATGCCAATCGCAGCTGGTTTGAAATAGCCTTGAATCAAGCAGTGTTGACTGGCAATCCTGGTGTAGTGCAAATCATACAACCAGGACAAGCAAGTCAAGCCAATCAAACAATATATTTGAACGATTTATGGAGTGAGAGTTATGCCATTCCCTCAGTTGATATTTTGCCAACCACATATGGAACAAATCTTGACACTGCTCTGCCTACTGCTGGGTATGTCAACATCAATGATGTAGACATCACTGTTTTTAATTTAAACAATCCCACAAATATAGATGCCAATATCAATATAATTGGGAATAATACCGTGATTTGGGTAGCACAAATCAACAGTTATGACTGGGGAATCTATAGATGTGTGCAGGTTGCAGGTCGCATGATTGCTTTGAGTAATAATTTAAATTCTACCAGTCTGGTCCAATTCAGTGGTATACATGGTCGAGCAGTGGGCGACATACTGATCATCAAATACTTTAACAATGCAGTTGACGGAGTATACCGCGTACTACGTGTACCAAATTCAACCACTCTAGTTATTGCTTTTGCATTTACAAATACCACTCAAACTCAGATAACTGGAAATGGTCTGGTATTTTATCTACAAAGCATGCGAGTTGGTCAAGCTAGTGACATTGTCAATTTACCTTACGCTAGAGAACTAGTGCCTGGTGCACAGGCCTGGGTGGACAATGATGGCTCGGGTCACTGGGAAGTTTTACAAAAAACTGCTCCATTCAAAATAGCAAATTTAATTGCTCCCTATAAACTGTTTGCTAATTCGTTGTTTGGAACCAGTGTAAGTCAGACACAAAATCACTACAGTGTTTTGATTGGTGCTCCTGCTGATTATTCAGGAGCAGGAGCTGTATACACATATCGTCAATCTACCACGGTTCCTTATGTTGACAATGTAATTTTAACACTGTCTGCAGTTGATACTGCGGGCTTTGGAAATACTGTGATGTTTGGTGACAATAATTGGGCAGTGATAGGAGCCAGCGCTAGCAATAGTAATGCTGGCTATGCCGCCACTGTATACCAAATTCCTGGCACCAATGATTATATTCAAACACAGTTGTTTGTTTCGCCTGATCAAAATTTCAGCAATGCACAGTTTGGCTCAGCAGTGGCAATCAGCCAAGATGAACGTTGGTTGTATATAAGTGCTCCTGGAGTTGACACAGTTTATGCCTACGGCAGAGTAGATGTGCAGTCTCAGACAGTAACTTACACCAGTGACGGTTTAACCACAGCATTCAATTGGTCAGATTCAATTGTAATAAATCCTTTTTATACCAG